ACAACCGATGGAACAACAACAAACAACTGTGCCACCTAGCCAACCACAAGGTATAATGGCTAGCCCACAAAATATGGAACAAGTCTAAGAGCTACCCTTATCCATAAGGCACTCAACCCAAGAGGTAAAAATAATGGAACAAGAAAATCAAGTTCAGGAAACTGAACAACAAGTTACTGAGGAAAAGAAAGAAGTAAAGTTAGCAAATGCTAATCCTTATCATAAAGATCATGGTGATATTGATGATGAGACTAAAGCTTTTTTATCTGGAAATCTTTCTAAATTTCATCAGGAACAAAGAGACAAACAAGAAGAGGCAACCGCAGCAACCGAACAGAAGGACACCGATGCGACTGAAGAAACTGCAGAATCTACAGATCCGAAGGCTACTCCTATCGCTGAACGCCCTGCAAATGCTGAAGATAAAGTTTTTAAGAAACGCTATGACGATCTTAAAAAACATTATGATTCTACAATTCAAAAACATAAAGACGAACTTCGTCAATTACGTACTCAATTAGAATCAAGTACTAAACAATTTGTTCCTCCTAAATCTAAAGATGAATTAGATAAATGGAGAAAAGAATATCCTGATGTCTATGATATGATTGAAACCATAGCTATGACTAAGGCAGATTCTAGAGCAAAAGAGATGGAGGAGAAATACCAATATCTCCAAACTCAACAAGAACAAATTGCTAAGGAAAAAGCTGAAGTAGAACTTTTAAAACTACATCCAGACTTTAATGAGATTCGACAGAAAGAAGAATTTCATGAATGGGCTGGAAAGCAAGATCCTGTTATACAAAGTTGGTTGTATGAAAATACATCTAATGCGTCATTAGCTGCTAGAGCTTTAGATCTATATAAAATGGATGCTGGAGTTAGTACGCTAAATAAACAGGAAAAAGCAGATGTTAAAAAGGAAGCTGCTAAGGCTGTAACTAAAACAAAAAAGAGTAATGATTCTGATATGCCAAAGAAAAAAATTTGGACAATAGGTGAGATTTCTAAATTGAAACCTACTGAATATGAGAAGTATGAAAAGGAGATCGACTTAGCTCGTTTAGAAGGTAGAATCAAACAATAAACCTTAAACTAAACTAAACAATACCAAATAGGAGGATATATATTATGGCTTTTGGTAGTGCTGGTGGATACGGAAATTTACCTTCAGGTAATTTTACTCCACAAATTTTTAGCCAGAAGGTTCAAAAATTCTTCAGAAGAGCATCAGTGGTAGAGGATATTACTAACACTGATTACGCTGGAGAAATTGAAAATTTTGGTGATACTGTAAAAATAATAAAAGAACCAACAATCACTGTACAAGATTATGCGAGAGGTACAGCTGTTTCTACTCAAGATTTAGCTGATGATCAAGTAACTTTAACAGTTGACCAAGGTTCATACTTTGCGTTCAAAGTAGATGACATTGAAGAAAGACAATCTCATGTAAACTTTGAATCGCTTGCAACTTCTTCAGGTGCATACTCATTAAAGAAAAACTATGACTACAATGTATTGAAGTTTATCTATGATAATGCTTCTACAAATGCGTCTAATACTGGAACAGATGGTTCACCAATCGATGGTGATGCTGCTGTTGACACTTTAGCCGATGTAGTATCTGCTGCGAAAACAGTACTTGATGGTAATGACGTACCAGAAGAAAATAGATGGTTAGTTGCATCACCTGAGTTTTTCCAACAATTGAGAAAAGCAGGTGCTAAACTATCTGACCAATCAGTTATTGCTGATGGCGGTGCATCACAAATCAGAAATGGTAAAGTCACAGACAGACCATTATTTGGTTTTAATATGTACATGACTAATGCAATCGCTGTATCAGGTGGAAATGCTGCAAACAATACATTTGGTTCATCAGGAGCAAATGAATATGCGTTCTTATATGGACACATGTCTGCAGTAGCAACAGCTAATCACATTGCTAAAACTGAATTAATCAGAGACCCTGATTCATTCGCAGATATCGTTAGAGGCTTACACGTATTCGGAAGAAAAATTCTTAGAGACGAAGCAGTAAGATCTGGCGTTATAACAATTGGTTAATAATAGAGGAGGACAAAAACAATGACTGCTTATAATAGTTCAAACAGTAATAGAATCCTTAAAGCTTCAAGCGATAAGGTTAGAATTATGTCAGAAGTTGTAGATTTCTCTTCTACAACTAATGCCGCTACTGACACTTTTGACGTGATTGGTATCCCAGCAAATACTTTAGTACTTGCTGCTGGATTAGATGTTATTAGTGCTGGTACTGGTACTGGTACAATTTCTGTAGGAGACAGTGCTGCTGCTGCATATTATTCAGCTGCTGCTGCACCTACATCTGCAGGACAAGCAACAATCACAGATGATTCTAAAGTCTACTCATCAGGAGATGACATTAGATTAACGATTGCTACTGATGCAGTAAATGCAAAAGTAAGAGTATGGGCTGCTATGATTTCACTTGATCAAGGTGGAAACGCTGCAGACTCAGACACTCAAACAGTAACATTTAGTTAATAATACTAACTTCTAGGGGAAGCTTTTAGTTTCCCCTAGAACACTAAAAGGATACCTATCAACTATGGCAACAACCTATTTAACATTAGTAAATAGGACTCTACGTGAGTTAAATGAAACAGAATTAACTTCAGTTACCTTTGCAAATAGTAGAGGGATACAGACTGCAGTGAAGGATTTTGTAAATAAATCTATTCATGATATTTACAATGAGGCAGGAGAGCTTCCTATTTTGTTTACAGAAACTTCACAAGATGTCTATGTAGGTCAGCAAGAATATGCTTTACCTTCAGATATGAGAAAAGTTGATTGGGATTCTTTTGTAATTAGTTCAGCAGAACTACTAACTAATTCAGAATTTACAACTAATATTAGTAACTGGACAATTACATCAGGTTCTCCAAGTTACGTTTCAACTGGAAATGGCAGATTACAATTAAATAATTCAGCTGTACATCAGTCTATTTCTACAGTTAAAAATAGAACTTATAGAATACAGGTAAGAGTAGTAGATACTTCATCATCTGGTTCAAGTCTAAAAGTACAAGTAGGTACATCTGCTGCAGATACTACAAATTTAAATTCAACTGTATCAGTAACAAACACAGGTGAAGGTAATATTTTAGATACAACTTTTACTGCAACAGAATCAACTACATTTATTACGCTTGATAATGATTCCTCTAATAATTTAGAAGTAGATTATGTAAGAGTAAGAGATAATACTTTAGTCCCAACTAAATTAAATTTTATTACATATGATGCATTTTTACAGAATAGAAAACCAACAGATGACAGGCCTGGTGATGATGCATATGATAAACCTATATCAGTATATAGAAAACCAGACTATGCATATTTTGGATTAACACCTATACCTGATAGAAGTGACTATGTAATAAAATATGGATATTACAAAACTCATAGTGATCTTTCTGCTCATGGTGATACAATTGATTTACCTGATAGATTTTCACCATTGATTATTGATAAAACAAAATACTACACGTATATGCTAAGATCAGATCCACAACATGCCCAACTAGCAGAAAGAGATTACGCTAGAAAGCTAAAACTACTACAAGTTGATTATGCTTCTCCTCAAGATTATATGAGAGACGATAGAATTTTAGCAGGTAGTATTAACGTACAATTTATTTAAGGAGACACAATGAAAAGAGAAGATATTAAAAAGGTAGAAGATAATTTAGACTACCGTACTAATAAAGAAAATAGAATGGAAATGGCTGGCGGCAAAGATGGTCCTGGTATTTCTGCAAGAGAATTAGCGGATATGCCTGGTACAACTATTCAAGAGAAAATTGAAAATGCTCTCGGTATAAAAGTCATGCCAAATATTAAATTAGAAGACGCTATAAAATTATTGAAAGATAAAAAGAAGGGATAATTAATGCCAGCAACTGACTTAATATCGCCTTTTGTGGTTAGTTGTGCAGGCGGTCTTGTTTTAAACAAAGACGTATTTTCAATTCAACCAGGCGAAGCAACAATACTAACAAACTTTGAACCTGATATTAAAGGTGGTTACAGACGTGTTAGTGGTACTGCTAAATATAATAGTAACATAGTTCCAGAAGGAACAAGTAATGCTAGTCTTACAATGGACTGCTCTATTATATTTAATGGTCAGATTATTGTAGCAAGAGGTGGTGATATTCACAGAGGAACAACTTCTGGTAGTTGGACATCACTTACAACAAATCTAGGTACTGCAACAAAACCATATGATTTTGAAAAATTTAATTATAATGGTACGGATAAACTAATTATTGCAACTGGACATTCTGCTGCTCAAGTTATTGATACAAGTTTTAATATAGACCCAATTAATGCAACAGATGGTGGTACTGCCCCTACAAATCCTAAGTTTGTAAAATCATATAGAAACCATATGTTTTACGCTGGGATTACAAATCCACAAGAAATATTTTTTAGTGCACCTTTTAAAGAAGATGACTTTAATGTAGGAGATGGTGCAGGTTCTTTTTCAGTAGACTCAGATGTAGTTGCATTAAGAGTATTTAGAAATTCATTATTTATATTTTGTCAGGATAGAATATATAAATTAACAGGCTCATCAGCTAGTGATTTTGTTGTACAAGATGTAACAAGAAAGATTGGCTGTATAGATGGACAATCAATTCAAGAGATTGGTGGTGATATTATATTCTTAGCACCAGATGGTTTAAGAACTATTGCTGGTACACAAAAGATTGATGATATTGAATTAGGATCAATGTCTAGACAAATACAAGCTAGAATTGACGATATAGGATTAGACAGAATTACTTCAACTGTTATTAGAGAAAAATCTCAATACAGATTATTTTACCCAACTAATTCAGGTTCTGAAAACTCAGCAAAAGGAATTATTGGTGTATTAAAAACTAATGCTGTTACTGGATCAGTAGGATTTGAATATCCAGATATGGTAGGTATTAAGCCTGCATCTACAGATTCAGATTTTATTAGTGGTACTGAGACACAAGTTTACGGTGGATATGATGGATATATCTACAAAATGGAAACAGGTAATACATTTGGTAGAGCATCAAGTACAAGTACAATTGTAGCTACCTATCGTTCTCCAGATATGATTATGGGTGACCCAGGTATTAGAAAGTATATGCAAAGGGTTAACCTGAACTATGAAGGTGAAGGAACTGAAGTTGATGCAGAGTTAGCTGTTCGTTATGATTATGATGATCAAAATACTCCACAACCAAATAAGGTTACATTAGCTTCATCAGGTGGTGCTGCATTGTATGGTGAAGCACAATATGGAAGTGGGATTTACGGAGCATCAGGAGTTCCACTTATTAGACAATCAGTTGAAGGATCTGGTTTTGCAGTAGCTTTAAAGATAGATGATAGAAACCAAGCAGATGCATTTTCAGTAAAAGGATTTCAATTAGAATTTACCGCAGGAGGAAGAAGATAACATGGCAGGATATAGTGCAAGACAATCTACGTACACTACAGGTGACGTAATTTCTGCAGCAGATACTAATGATGAATTTGATCAATTATTAGCTGCATTTAATAATACAACAGGTCACAAACATGATGGAACTGCAGGTGAAGGTACACCTATTTCATTAATCGGTGATGTAGATTTAAACAATAAAGTTGTAGTTGATGATACAAATAATAGATTAGGATTATTTGTAGAAGTCAGTAATACAGCTGTTGAACAATTAAGAATACAAGATGGTGCTATTGTACCTGTAACAGACAATGATGTAGACTTAGGTACATCTTCTTTAGAGTTTAAAGATTTATATTTAGATGGTACTGCTAATATTGATGCTGCTAGCATTGATAGTTTATCTTTAGCATCTGGTGCTACAGTAACTGCTATTAATGATGAAGATAATATGTCATCTGATAGTGCAACTGCATTAGCTACACAACAATCTATTAAAGCATATGTGGATTCACAAGTTGGTTCTGTTGATACTTTAGCAGAAATATTAGCTAATGGAAATACTACAGGTGGAACTAATATTGATGTAGATGATGATGACAGAATACGTGTAGGTGCTAATCCTGATTTAGAAATATACCATGATAGTACGTCTAATCAAAGTAGAATATTTGCAGCTGGTTTAGGTGATTTACGTATTGCTGGTGTAAATGTAAGATTATCAGGTACTGCGGGTACAGAAACTATGCTTCATGGTACTGCTAATGGAGCTGTAGATATATATTACGATAATTCTGTAAAACTTTCAACAACAACTTCAGGTATTGATGTAACAGGTACAGTTGAATTTGATTCATTATCTGATGGTACTATTTCAATTACTGGATTTGTAGATGAAGATAATATGTCTTCTGACAGTGCGACATTAGTTCCTACACAACAATCTGTAAAGGCATATGTTGATTCCCAAGTAACTGCACAAGATTTAGATTTTCAAGCAGATACAGGTGGGGCATTATCAATTGATTTAGATTCTGAATCATTAACATTTACTGGAGGTACTGGTATAGATACTTCTGGTTCTGGTAATGCTGTAACATTTGCTATAGATTCAACAGTTGCTACTTTAACTGATACTCAGACTTTAACAAATAAAACTTTAACATCACCTACTATAGATTTATCCACAGTATCTTCTACTGGCGATTTGGCAATAGCTGATGGTGGTACAGGTGCATCCAATGCATCTGATGCTAGAACGAATTTAGGTCTAGGTACTGCAGCTACAGGGGATGTAGGCACAGGTGCAAATAATATTGTACAATTAGACTCATCATCGAGGTTACCAGCTGTAGATGGTAGTCAATTAACGGGAATTAGCTCAGTTTCTGCTGGTTTTGTTACTGCAATGGCAATTGCTTTATAAAAACCTATTGACTTTTTTTCAAACAACGGTATAATATAAATATAAGGAGAACAAAATGGCTCAAGATTTTGAGAGATACATAGCTAGAAATATAGGTACAACCGCAAGTACTCTTCATACGAGTAATTCGGATGATACTATTATTTCTATACGTTGTGCTAATACCACAACTTCTACTATTAATGTAGATGTATTTATCAATGATGGAACTAATGATTATTATTTAATTAAAAACTGTCCGATTGTATCTGGCGGTTCATTAGAACTTATTGATGGTGGTAGTAAAATAGTTATGCAAGCAAATGACATTTTAAAAGCAAAGTCAGATACTGCATCTAGCTTAGACGTATGGGCATCATTTGTGGATGCAATTAGTACATAGGAAATAATTAAATGGCATACCTAGGAAACAAACCTTCCAATTCATTTCAAACCATGAACTCTGAACAGTTCAGTGGTGATGGATCTACAACGGTATTTACTTTAGCACAATCGGTATCCGTCACTGCAGAAATCGAAGTGTTCATCGGAAACGTCCGTCAGGATCCGTTTACCGCATACAATGTTTCAGGCGGTACGACTTTAACTTTCACATCCGCACCTGCATCAGGAATCAATAATATTTATGTGGTCTTCCAAGGTAAAACGACAGGCACGGTAGAGCCAGGACAAAATTCAATTGAGTTTGGAATGATTAAATCCATCAACGGTGGATATGAAAACAAAGCAACGATATCATCTGATATTACAGTAGACTCTGCAGATAATATGATGGTATGTGGC